CCCTGTGTTTGAGTGCCAGCAACGTAAACGCCAAGCACAATGCCATCGGTCCTCTGCCCGGCCTGCAACAAAGTACCACACCACCCAGGTCCCAGCTGGTTGGGGGTCATGAGCAAATCGAACCAAGGCTCCTCCTCGTCGCGCACGGCCACCTCCTTCAAATGGCGGGCGTGCGCGTTGACCATGTACACACACATCATTTCGCCGTTCTTAGGGTGCAGAAGCGTAGACGTGACGTTGTTGAGCACGAGGGAACTCACGTCAGGACCGTAAGAATTGATGTGGGGAGTAATGTCGCGGTGCCTGCCAACGTGTGGCACACGCACTAGCAACAGCTCGTCCCCGTCGGGCCTGATCGGAACCCCCTGCGCTATAGCCACGGCCAAAGCCTGCGCGTCCATCTCAAGCTTGCGCCCGTCGTGCCTCGTGAGAATGGCGCGCTCACCCCTGGCCACTTGCCGTGTGAAATGCCGTGGCACCAAGGCGTACTCCTCTTTGATGAAGGTAATGAACCCCACCCGAAAAAGCTCGCCGTTGCTCGCGGCCTGAAGCATGTAGTAGTTGTTAAGCACAGCTAGACGAATGTCTGACATGCCATCGGCGCCCTGTGGCTCAGGCCTACCCGCGTTTGCGTTAAAAAACGCGTCCGCGGGTGTTTGCGCCCACGGGTTGGGGCGCTGTGTTTTGGCCTCCTTCTTTTTGCGCCGAAACGCGCCGAACAGGATGCTAAGGCCCGTGGCCAAAGCGGAAACGGCCGCAGCTATCAATGTGGCCAGAGTCTTCACAGCCATGAAAAGCATGGTCATGGAGACAGCCAGCGACAAAAGCGCAAAAATCAGCTCCTCCTGAGAAAGTTGGCGGCGAACAGGCACGGCTGGCTTAGGGGCATAATCCCCTCTCGCAATCCTAGCGTCGTACGCTGCCCTGTCGTCCACAAGCTCGCGGTTGATGGCGTCGCACACACTGCCAACGTAGTACGCAAACTCCGAGTCGCCGCCCTTGTCAGGATGCACGATGGCTTTAACCTCACGCAAGCGCTTGCGAATAGCGACGTCAGTGGCCGTGTTATTCAAGCCAAGTGCGCGGTAGTACGATGAGCCCGGCCCGTGTGCCACCCAAGACCCACTCAAAAGTGGAATGGGCGATGTAGTGATCCAAGGGGCAGACGTAAACCACGCGTGGAATGCCTCATCATCAGTGGGAACCGCGCTGCTCCACACGTTGGAGCCGCCCGCGTGCGCCTCAGGTATTTCACTGAGGCCCACGCGCTCAAGCTCTTCTCGCCACCGGTTGTCAAACTCGGCGACGTTGATGTTGTGCGTTGCGTCAAACTTGGCCTTGCGGTCGTTGTACTCCGCCACCATGCGGTCTAGCACCTGGGGAAGCGTCTCGTCGCGCCCTGCGTCTGCCACGGCAGGCGCGACCTGCCCGCTGGCAAACGATTC